TTTGCCAAGTTAGTACCAATGTCATGCACTTTATCGCCTGGGAAGAAAATCTTATCCCATGATTCAAAGATTGGTGGATAACGTTCTGGTGTAATTCTATCACCGTTGAACAATACTAGTCCGGGACGTAGTGGAATAACAGTTGAGTCAAAGTGTGAATAACTATAAAACTTTTCTGCAAGATGAATTTTGTATCCAAGTGGTTCAAGAATAGTTTTAAGCCACTGTCCACCTAATAATGTACCTGAGTTTGATACTTGATACAATAAGTCTTTGCCTAAACGCACTACGTTTGGAGCATCGAATACAATCTCTTTGTTTACAAGTGTGGGAATACTCAAGTCCTCTAGTTGGTAACTTTCGTCAAGCAGTTTGGGTCTTGGCGCACTAATCCATTGTGACCCNCCTTCCATTGCTTCATACAAAAATTCTCTGTATGCTGTTGTTTCGTATTGTCTTGCTCGCATTGCACCTGGACAATCAATAATAAGATTGTTTAGTGGCAACAATAAATCTCTCGGACAATATGTATACCAGCCAGTTGTTTTCCAATCAGGCGATCCAAATTCAACACTATGATCGATTGATTCAGGACGTCTGACTTTAACACCTAGGTCTGTTAATACTTTCGCAAACCCATCAAGGTCTTCGTTTGCTTCGTCAATTACCCACTGTGGGCTAGGACCTTCTAGATCTTTGATATGTTCATACTTACAGTCTGCAAAACCAAAACTGTGTGTTGACTTATCTACTGTAGGAATACGAGCATGATCAGCAATACCTACAAATACTTCTTCTAATGGATCCCAATCGTTATGGCTACTTACTACTGTCATTTATTTTCTCTCCGATTAAATCACTAATGCAAACACGGTTGACATCACCGCCTCGATTATACTCTGCATAGTCTTCGTTACCGAGACCAAACATTATACAATCAGTTGGACGAAGATTATTCTCGTCACAAACTTGGTTGTAAACATTAGTGTATGTTTTCCAATTCCAGTCTACTGGAAATGTTTTAATTAAACTACTTGCTATACTTAAATCAATCCGGTTATGCATGTCTACCGAATTGAATACATCAATACCGTCGTCTGTATTTTCACGTTCTAATCTAACTCCTACACGTAAAAACTCTGCACCATAAAATGCTTTAGAGATTGAAAATGTAATTGTTTCAACTGTCGAATAGTTACTAAGATTGATGTTAATATTTTTAGTACATGGATAATATGCAAAGTCTAATAGTACAGGAATATTAAACTGCTCTGCATTTGCTAATAGCATATCAGTTGCAGGGTGCTGAACTCCCCGGTCACTGAATGGTACACTAAGAATTAATGCGTCACCTTCTTGTAAAGGAACATCATTGATCCATTCAAAACTACTTCCATTTTTTAAGCAAGCCTGATGATACATAAACTCGCCTTTAAAGAAACGGAATCGTTTGTCTTTATGCTTATAATGAAAATGATCAAATGCTTGAACTGTGCCGTTACACAGAGCAATATTAGAAAATTCTTCTATGCCTTTAATAAAGTTAAAGTTACTTGATAAAATCCAATCAATAAATTCAAACTTAAATTCTTGAGGTAATTTTGGATTGTATAAATCTTTTACAGGATCTAAGTTTTCAATAAACTCTTTTACCTTGTTATCAGGTACAGGTTTAGCGCCTCTTAAATTCATCTTTTACTCCGGTTATTTGCATAGTGTACTTGGGTATCATTCCGTTGTTAGCACTTAGATGCGGTTCATCTTTTTCTATTATTATAGCATCACCACGCTTCCATTGCAAGACTGGATTGTCATTTATTTCAAAATAATGCCCTGATTTCCAATCCTCTAAGAAGATGTTAACACGNATACAGTCTTGCGGATCAACTCCGTATTCTTTTGATATCATATAGAATGTATCAACATGTTCTGGTAATACTTGGCCNGGCATTTGATACATCACTGACATAGTGCATCTATCAAATAATGTTTGGGCAAACGAAATAATATCAGGCCCAACTTCAAAACTTTGTTTGTATTTTGAATTATCTTTAGTATATCCTGCTAGGTGATATTTCTTATTTTGATTTTCAAATACCGACGAACGACCTTCGTCGTCNACATTGTTTTTCTCTTTCCAAGTTAAACGTTTATACTCTATTGGTGGTAAATCGAATTTTATTTGTTCCATGGTTGATCGTACGGTGTCCCTGTTTTATCATCATACCAATACAAACTCCTGTGAGGTGGATGCTTGTCGTCATGTTTGGCATTGCTTACATAATAAAACAATCTAATACCTTTACGGCTTTTACCTTCTGGACAGGTCATNGGGTCTGGGTAACCGTGAAATGCAAAATTATTGTAGTTCCATATTACACAATTTCCAGCACCGACAGGTACTTTGGTATGTATCTGCTTACGCTTTGTGTCGTAAAACTGTAACTGTCCTCCCCACTCTTCTTCCCACTCTTCGTTAAGATAAATTACAACGCTTAACATTCTATGCAATCTAAGTTCGTCATTCCAATTAAAATCGCTATGCACTTTAAGACTGTCACCAGTAAACGATTTCATATATCCTGCACCCACTAAGTGAGGGTCTGGAATCAAATCAACAGTGTCAGTTACTTGTTGTAACCACTTAATAAATGTAGAACTATGCAATGCATGAATTACTGCGTCTTGTACCGGAGTACGGTCTACATTATTAAATTCATACATACAAGAGCCTGCTCTTGTAAAATGCTTACATTCGTCAAGTGGAATATCGTCAAGTTCTTTCGCCATTGCCGCTACTAAGTCTTGGGGGATAAAATTATTAATTGTTAGCAAACTATAGTCTGGATGACTGCGATATTGCTTTTGCAATTCATACGTATCTGGAAACGTATCAAGGATATGATTAAGAAGNTGTTGTTTCATTACAAGATATTTACTCTGCTAGAGTTAAGATTGTGTCTCGTTTGGCTTNATTGTCCCAACTAACATCATATCCGATCTTCGAAAATAAATCTAATATATTTGCAACATCAGCAGGGTTTGCTAAACTGTTTGTTTCAAACTTAATTTTTTTGGGGCGTAGCGTTAAGTTATATAATTGTTTCATAATCTTACAATCTCCGCCTTCGGTATCAACTTTTAAGTAATCGAGTTCAGTAACTTTAAATTCGTTAATAACTGAACGTAATGAACGCTGTTGTACAATATCAATTGTTACAAGATTCTCTACATTATGTTTAACATGCATTGGATGGAAAGTTCCAATTGAATTGCACCCTTTCATAAATGGTTTTAGTTTATGTCTTTTAATAATATCAGGATGTAGATAGTAAAACGCAATAGGGGTTTCGGAACCGTCAAAACTAATTGCACAGTTTAATTTGACGACATTTTTTGGACTAGGTAATTCGTCTAAATATTTTTTCATCGGTTCGATTGAAATACCAACTGTATTGTCGTCAGCATTTTCAATTAACGTATGGAAATTACTAGTTCCTATTTCTATAAAATCATACTTCATCGTCAAATGGGAACCTATTTCTAAATTTGCTCTTGTAATGCAGTACTCGTGCGTTTGACTGATCTTTCTTAAAGAAGAAATTATTATATAATCTTGAGTCAAAAACTTTTACATTTGCTCCTGCAATATCAAACGTCTGTCCTACACTTGAACCTTTTGTAATTTGACAGATTCGATTAAGCCCGTTTTGATCCCCGCCAACAGCAATTGCTTCCTTGCACCATAAATCTAAAAAGTTTAAGGTTCGTGTATTATGATTCCAAAAGTTTACACCAGAGTTTAAATGATTTTTTCTAAACGTAACGCCTACATCAAATTGCTTATCATGCAATAGTGCATCATCGATCGGACGTTGCATAATACAATCAGCATCAATCCATGCAAGCCATTGCCCTTTAGGAATACGCTGTAATGCATCTTTAATTACATATGGTTTTTTTGGAAATTTGTGCAGTGCTTTACTGCTAGTCGGGCATTCGTAAGGAGTACCAATTCCTAATCCTCCAAGATCATAAATCATTGGATCGTACCCTTGTTCTTTAATACTTCGAATACAAGGTATTGCAAACTTTTTTAAATTTACATCACTAGCAACTACTATTTCAAATAGCATGTTATCTTGCCTCTCTTTTTAAGTTTATCAATAACTTTGTCACTTAACAACGGACGTACTACATTCTTTTCAAAAAACTCGTTAAATGTAGTCTTACTTTTAATTATATGTTCTTGAATAAATGCAGTTCGTTGTGAAGTTAACTCCCATGCTACTTTTTCTCTTGGATTTCTACCAACTGAACAATGCATTCCTTGCACNGGTCTGTTTGCTAATCCTCTAGGAATTGCTTTTACATCATACACCTTACTAGTGATTAGATAAAGCATTTCCTCATCTTGTCCTTTTGGCTCAATGCTAGGCCGAATATTTCTTGTTGCATGATACCACTCGTCTTTTACAAAATGTAAACCACTCATCCGCTCAGCACTATTAGTGCCTTTCTTTGTGCGTACTACATTGCTAAAAGGCAATCCAGTTTGTTGCATTTGCAACGCATGGAATGGTTGAATTAGTTCAGTATGCATTATATCAATATCTGTAATATAATAATGCCTTGTTTTGTATGTAGGAGTTACTATGTAGCGATACGTGGCTACATGATAATTTGTAGGCAACTGGTGTATTCTAACATTTGAATCATTAATATGTGCTACTGCATTTGGATCGTCGACCCAAATTTCAATTTTGCAACCGGGATTACTAGCCTTACAGAAATATATAAACGGTTCTACAAAGTTAATATATAAGTTATTTGCTGTTGTAATAAATGTTAATTGCGATGTGTCAAACGCTATGTTGTATTGCATTGTTCTTTTTCCTACAATGACGCATTTTTACTAGTTCGTTTTGAATGTTAAAAAACTCGTTAGTATACAACTGTTCAACAGGTCGATTACAATCATGTACAAAGATTTGTGTATCATAATTTGCTAACTTATTAGCCATGTATATACTTTGCATACGACCAATACTATTCTTTTTGTTTCCCGGCGGACCGTCAACAAATATAACATCCCATTCGTAATCGTATACTTCATTCGGAATATTGACTTCTAAATTTGTGTATACATTGTTTTTATATTCGTCTAAGAGTTGCTTGTGATTTTTAATATTACAAGTATATTTTACTAAAAACACATCCGGTGAATCTTCAAGAACCCAATTAGGGTCATGCTCTAAAAACAGTGTTGTTCCTGAACTATTAACTTCTCTCCAAAACTTTGAATCATGTCCTGTACCAAAAACTAAGAAGTTTTTTCCACCTAATAGATTTGCAATATACTCGTATTCGGTACGATCCATTTGTCCTTTTTTAACCTTGGACATAAGGGTATCTAAACTAGATTGATGCATCTTCCATACCTGCTACTCGTAGTTTAGTAATATTAGTAATTTGCCATTGCTTTTGATCAAGGCCTTTACTAATACCTAACCACTTGTTGCGCATTAGTGCAAACTCGTTAATAATCTTTTCATAGTCAACGACATCTGCCTCGCCGTCAACGTATTTTTCTACGTCACGACTAGACAGAGCCCGTTGATAATTTTCGAGATATTTCTTGAAGTACGAACTACGCAATCTACGCAATTCAATATTAAGATATTCTAATATTGCTTCAAGTTCTTGAAGTTGGTTGAAGCGATGTTCGACAAGCCCAGGCATTTCTGCCGCGGCCTTCTCTAGGTTACCATATATTTTGATTTCCTTTTTCGCATCAACCAATTCCGTTTCGTAGTATGCTACGGCGTCTGGAATTTTGCCAATATCTCTTGATATCTTACTGTACCACATTTTTAATCCCAGTCATCATCGTCTGCTACTAACTCATCATCAATATCAAGATAATAATTAATAGCCGAATCTAGATGATCACATGTTCCCAAAGAATCCTTTAAAGATTCATCACTAACACCATAGTCTGCTAACAGATCGATATATCGTTCTGATAACGTTTCTAAGTGCTTTTTATCTGTATGTTCTTTAAATAGACTCCATGTTTCTACAACTTGTGAACTATCCATAACGTCTTACTCCTCAGTGATTACTTCTTGTTCAACTGTCTCTTCTAAGTCAGCATCAATAGTAGTTACCTCTACTTCATTAGTAGCAAAGTCCATCATGACTTGATCAAGTGTGTCGCCGCCTGCTTCCCAGACTTTACGATACTCTTTAATTTCCTCACCTGTCTTTGTTACATACTTGAGTCGATTACCATCTTTAACAAGCATACCTTTTTTCTCAAAAAGATCTACTAATCCACTGTAAGGATTCATTCCTGTTTCGTATGGAATCTTAACTTGTACACCTTCGAACGGTTTTGCGTAACGTGTTTTCATAACTTTACAGCCTGCACGAATACCACGCACTTCACTGATCTTGTTACCCGACTCGTCCTCTTTTAGTTTCAACTTCTTCATTGCAACAACAATACTTGATGCATAGATAAAGCCTTGACCGCCTGAAATTTTATCATCCGGATCAAACATATCTTGTGATGCGTATGTGTGGTTAGTACACACTAAGCCTACGTTATGCGAACCGATCATATTAACTGTGTTACGAACAAGTGAAGTCAATGCCTTAGGCTTACGACCCATATCACCTTTCATATCACCTTTGTTAAACTGATCTACGTCAGTAGGTGTTAGCAACATACCCAAACTATCAACTACAAACAATACCTTAGGACGTTCTTCTTCATCCATTGCTTTGTAGTCAATCATAAACGTACTAATAGTTTTAGCAACGTCATCGATCATACTCATGTTTAGTTTGAGTAGTTTTTCTTCTGATGTGTCTACGTCTAGTGCATGTAGCCACGATTCGTCAAGTGCGTTCTCTGAGTCAATTAGTACTACAAAGATGCCTTGCTCTTGTGCGTGTTTTACAATATTACCTGCACAGATATATGATTTACCTGCGCCTGACTCTCCTGCAAACACTGTAACTTTGCCTAGCGGAATACCTTTGTGAAAGTCGCCGCTTACAAGATAGTTTAATGCATAGTTACCTGTGCTAATCCAATCTGTCGGATCGTTAAATCCACTACTCATTCCAGTAATAGACTTAGTCAAGTTTTTACGAAACTTGGAAACGTCAAATGCTTTATTAGCCATAGTTTCTCCTAGTTTTAAAGCGTATAAACCTCCTAGTCTAAACATTATTCAAACTAGGAGGTTTGTTAAAGTATTAACCTTGGCGTGCTCTGATCATCGCAAGGATGTCTTCGGCATTNCCACCACCTGCAGGAGCCGCTTCAGCCGCTGGTGCTGGAGTTGCTTCTGGTGCCGGAGCAGGCTCTGCTACTGGAGCAGTTTCCGCTACTGGTGTTGGTGCTGGTGTTGCTACCGGTGCCGCTGGAGCAGATGACTGTGTGTTTGGGTCACCTGTACGTGCCGCCATTCCCGCTGGACGGAAATATTGGCTCCAACGATCTGGATCATATGCTTCACCATCAACTGATGCTTGGAACATTTCCTGCATAACTTTAACTTCTACTTCACCTGGTTTCTTAGGTAAAAAGTCGCTCATGTTAAACAGACCGTTCTCTGTTACTGCATTCATTTCAGCATCTGACAATGGACGCTCTCTACGAGCCCAGTTAGATGTTGAATAGTCTGCGTAACCGCCTTTACTTGTTTTTACAAGTCTAAAGTCTACACCTGCTGTGTAGTCAGTTGGAAGTTCTTCCATATCTGGATCCATTAACGCCGCTTTAATAATTTGGAAAATTTGTGGACCAATAATAAAACGTCTAATTGGATTTGCTGGAGTTGTATCTTCTGCTAATCCGTTATCAGTTACAAAGCCTTGGAATACGTATGAACGCTTTTTCCAATACTTGCGACCCATGTCTTCAAGAGTAGGATCTTTAAACCAACCACGCACTTCGTTAAGAATAGCACATGATTCACCGTACATTTCCATACATGGAATTTGTACTTGCACTGGGCGTGAATCTGTTTCTCCCTTAATGCCTGCAAATGGCAGTTTAATCATCAAACGTTCTTTCCAGAAGAAAGTGTTTGCTTCGTCACCATCAGGTAAGAAACGTACAGTTGACTGTTCGCCTTCCTTCAAGTTCCAAAATGGGTAAATTGCGTTGTCGCCGCCGCTTTGTTGATTAGAACCACCTGTGCGTGATTCTTGTTCTTTAAGTTTAGCACGAATTTCTGCTAATGTTGCCATAGTTAAGCCTCCTATAATGTTATGCCTTTGGCTGTGTTATTATGCCTTGATTGTGTAACACATATATGTATTATACACAAACTTACTTATAAAGTCAAGTGAAACTTTATCAAAAAAGTGGAATTAGTTTCCCATTCCTGCAAGAGTTTTAATTCTTGCCATTTCTTCATCTTGACCATTTACCAATTCCTGCATGATTTGTGTTGCAGGAGTTACTGCATCGTCACCATACTTCTTTTCAACTGCTGTCATTACAGCCGTTTCACCTTTAGGGAATTGGTTTGTAGTATAATCAAAATGTCCTTTGATAAACTCGTCTAAAGGTAATTCTTGTTTTTCTTTTGCTCTTTCAGCATCTTCAGCATCGTCTTTGTCTGCTTTTGATATTGAACCATCTGGACCAATCTTAACGTCCATGGTATCATCGTCAGTGGGTTCTTTTTCAGCCATTAGTTCTTCTGCAGACCAAAAGTCTTCAACCTGTAGTCCTGCTAATCTAATAGCATCTTCAAGTGTATGTTCTTCACCGTCTGATGTTTTGAATTTAGTTCCTGGCTTAGCACCTTTGGCTTTTAGTCCACGTACTTTTTGTGCAAACTCGTTGCCTTCGTCCATACTTTTGCCTTTTAAGCGATCAACTAATTTTTGTAGGTTGTCCCATTCAGGCTCTGCTTTCAATGGATTTCTAAACATCACTCCGATGCCTTTAGTTTTTTTGTCAATTTGTTTTTGAATTAAATCGGCGGCTTTGTCTTTTGGAATATCAAACTTATCCAGCATATCGCACACTGCGTCTTCACCGCCTTCTTCACCTTTAGCGCAAGCCGCTAAATTATCTTTCCATTCTCTGTCAAGGTAGTTAGGTACTGAGCCTTCGTTTTGTTTTGGACCTTGTTCGTGTTTTGAATTAGCAACAATGCTATCCATGTGCGAAGCAAACTCATCTTCCATGTTCAAGCCTTCGCCGATACTTAATGCATCGCTAACAGCACGAGCAACATCTTCATCATGATCGTCTGTGCCGATAATCTTTGCTAAGTCTGCAAACATTTTATTTGTAATTGGAGAATTTTCAGGCTTATTAAATTCGTCCCAGTCAGTATCTTCCCACTCAGATTCTTCTTTGCCAATTTTCTTTTCAAATGCTACAATTTCGTCTTGCTCAGCGCCGTCACTTATGATACCAGTGTTGGTCATAGATTCAATCCAACCCAATGGTAATGGATCGCCATTCTTGCCTAAGTAGTTGTCATATTTTGCTAACCACATAGATAGTTCTTTATTCTTGTCACTAAAATCCAATGCTTCTTCGCCTAACAAATCTGCTGGTTTCATATCTTCATCAATATCTTGAATTATGTTAGATGCTTTCTCAAAGTCTTCTTCGTCTGGATATTTTTTACCTACAATTTGACTAAACTCGTCGTGCATAGCGGTTGTAATTGGAGCAAGTTCTGGAGCCTTTTCCATAGCCGCAAAAGGATCATCCATTACTTCTTCTTCACCGAACTTTTTGATCAATGCTTCTACTTCGCTTCTTTCCATACTATCTGTAGCAATACCACTATCTAATTTCCATTTGAAGAAACCGTTGCCTAAACTATAAGCATCCCATGATTGTTTGTCTTCGTATTTGCTATACCATGCCTTAAGTGCGTCAGCGTCCATTTGTGCTTCAACAGTAACTTCGCTAGTCTCACCTAGTAAATCTTCCGGACCTAGTTCTTTTGTTTTATTTGCTTCACTTACTAGTTTGTAAATGTATGGAAACACGCCTTTTAGTTCTTCGTTAAACTGACGAATAGTTAATTCATCAATCCAGTTTGAACTTACGTCAGTTGGTACTTCTTCCATTACTGTTTCTTCAAAAGTATCAAACGCTTCTTTGTAATATGTTTCTCTTTGCAATTTAAAAATAGTATCTTTTACGCCGTCGATGCGCTCATTTACAACGTCCATGTATCCAGCAAGACCCTCTGCCATTACACTTGAGCGATTCATATAAGTTTTAAACTGACGCAGTTTGTTAAGTTCTTCGCTGAGTGAAACGATGTGCTTACCAAATGTATCATATGCGTTGCCGCCTTCGCTTACATGTCGAGCCATTGCTCTTGCACCATTAAGATGTCTGTAAGGATATTTAAAACGCTCGCCTTCTGAACTTTCAATATAGATGCTATCAATTTGCTGTGTACGCCCTGCGGCATTTTCTTGATTAACTGCGCCTCTGTGCTTGACTACAATTCTAGCATTTCCTAAATCTTGGAAACTTGTTTTGGAAGTTCCATACATTTTACTTTCACTCATTGTTTCTTCTCCGGGTCTATTTTTACTCATGTACTCGTAATCTCTACGGTCTAAGTTTGTTTTTGTAATATCTCTAGTATCAAAATTTAACATACGTTTTTTAGCAAACTGTCTAAGTTCTTTCATAAAGCCGTACCAGTCTTCTTTTTTAATAGTACTGTCTGATAGCAAATTGTTGCTATACAATACAGTTAAAGACTTTTCGTCAATTGTAACATTAACTTTGTTGCCTTTTGTATATTCAAAATCAAAAAATCTTGCATTGGTTGGTACGTTCGTAATTGTCGAACTTTCGTCACCTAATGTTATTTTAGGATAACGTCCACGAATCTTATTAAACAGTTCTTCTGCAATTTTGTCTAGGTTAATCATAATAATATTTATCTAATATGGGCCGGATACGAATATCGGCATGGGCGGTTCGTAGTCATCTCCGTCTACGTGGTCTTGCTTGAATGTGTTGTATACTCGTGGATCCCAGTCTTGTAAAACTTTCATCATTCGTATTGACAACAACGTTGCACTAATTAAATCGTCAGTTTCGCCTGGTTTTGCTTTAAAACTTGAGCCGCTTGCTACATAGCCTTTCATCTCTGATATTAGTGCTTTACTATTAACTTCCATCATATCAGTTTCAACCATACTTTTTAGTTTTGCACATGCACTAATTTTAGTACCGTGTGTAGTATTAAATCCTTTGCGGAACTTGCGTACATGTCCTTTGCGCAT